ACCCTATAACCCCTAACACGGGTTATAGGCTTTGCTAGCATATTTTACGCGGCGAATAATGAGAACTATCAACCCTCTTTGAAAGGACTACTCTCATGAAATTCAACCGCAACCACGCCATGATTTGCCTCTCGGTTTTGTCCGCTGCCCTGTACTGCAGGTACGTGTATCTTGCCGGCATCTTGGAAGGTACACGGAAGGCTGACCGTAAAGCCGTAAACTCGGCTCACGATCTCCTCCAGAACACCTACCATGATCGCGTCAAGACTCTGCTCGACATCTGCTCGGACAGCGACATGACCGAAGACACTTTCAATGATGTCTGCGATCTCATGGATTGCCCGCTCTGATACTCAACCCTATAACCCCTGACACGGGTTATAGGCTTTGGTAGCATATTTTTACCGTCAAAATAGGAGCCATCATGACTGCTGTAGTTGTAACACTATCCCTTATCGCGGCACCTTTTCTCTCATTGTATATTCTGTACGTATTTGCATGCATTGCAGAGTATCGGGGGAACCCCGTGATCGAGCTCGTCGAAGAGCTTCGCAAAAAACACTCAAATACTAATGAGAACTAACCACTCAAGAAAGGAACTCACCATGTCCAACTCGAACGAACTCGAAGAGACCACCCCGAAGACCCCTCTCTCGGACCGCATTAAGTCGGTCGCCGAAAAGAGCATCCCGGTCGCCAAGGTTGCTGCCTTGTCCTCCGTCGCTATCTTCTTTGGCGCTATGACCATTGCCGGTCTGCGTGCGTCCTCGGACTCCGCCGACGACGAGTGACACCACTCCTCTGAGAACACTCTCAACCCTATAACCCCTAACACGGGTTATAGGCTTTGACGGTATGTATTACACGGTGTCTAATGAGAACTATCAACCTTCTCTGAAAGGAACACCCCCCATGTCCGTCAAGCTCATCAACACCATTGATCTTGTCACCTGCGCCCTCATCGCGCTCGCCGGGGGTTACCTCGTCGGATTCACCGGCGCTACTAGTCACTACAAGCGCCTCTTCCGCACGTCGTATACCTCCAACGATCCCGCTGAAGTCGATAAGGCCAACAAGACTCTTTGTCGCAAGCTGCACCTCAAGGTACAGTACCCCGACGAGAACTGATCTCAACCCTATACACCATACACGGTGTATAGGTCTTTGAAAGGAATCAACCATGACTGAACGACTTATCCTCGACATCAAAGATGTTGACCTCTCTATCCCTGAGGGAGGACTCATCTCCATCTCGCTGGCTCACTCAGCGCCGGTCCGTCCGAATCGGATTGAGACGACCGCGCTTGGTGTGCTTATTGGTAAGTACCTCGATGGTACTTGTGCTAAACCGACCGTCGATACGCCCACATATTACGAAGACGTAACTTTCGTAAACGGCGTGGGAGAACGTGTGACGATTACTCGAGACGAGGCTGACAAGCCTGAAAATCAGTATGTCATTGTTCCGTTTCATTTCGTTATGACTCATCGTCGCCTAGCCTTCGTAAAGAACATCGTTATTGTCGACGATCTCGAGCGGAATCGTCCGTACATCATTGTCGACTCTCTTGCGGTCGGATCTGACCCCAACTTCATCCCGATCTCAGCGAGCTCCATCCTTGGACTCGACCTGACTACCTACATCCTCCACCTCTGATCAAGAAAGAAGCACAACCATGTCCATCAAGAACACCATCAAACTTGCCATCAACTGGGTCAAGACCCACCCGCAGATCCTGATCACGGGCCTGGGTATCGCAGCCTCCGTTGCGACCGCCGTCACCTCGGGTAAGGCCCACGCCAAGGCCATTGCCGACGACAACGGCGCATCCAAGAACCTGCTTGACTTCACCAAGCGTAACTGGATGACATACGTTCCCGCTGCGGTCAGCCTGGGCGTCACGATCTTCGCAATCATCTCCCTGCACAACGTCACCTACAAGAAGTACCAGGCGCTCGCCGCTGCGTACTCCATTTCTCAGATGAACGTGTCTGAGCTCCGCAAGAACGTGCTCGAGCAGGTCGAGGTCATCAAGAAGGGTGGCAAGCCCGCCGACAAGAAGGCTGCTGAGAATAAGCTCCCCGAGGGCTCTATGGTCATTTTCGGCGACGAAGAGGTCCTGTGCAAGGACGCTATCACCGGACGTACCTTCCGTTCGACCGCGGAGAAGATCCGTGGTTACTGCAACAACATCTCTGAGGACCTGCTGAACTTCGGCCCTTGCCCTCTGAATGACTTCTACACTCAGATTCACGTTGGTGAGACGGGCATCGGCGACGAGCTTGGATGGGATGGTGGCGTGACCGTCAAGCCTGAGTTCCGTCCCGTGCTACTTCCCTCTGGTTCGCCTGCGGTTGAGGTCGTGCTTACGCCGGCTCCTCAGCCCAACTGGTTCAAGATCGGTTGAAGAGCTGTGACCAAGGAGAATAAGGTCACTTTCACTGATGAGCCGATTGAGTATTCTGACCCTCCAGAATACTGGCCAAACACAAAAAACGGGAGTCCTAATGAGAACTAACCCTCAAGAAAGGACCCCCTCCCATGTACACCTTCGGAATCATGCTTGGCTTCTTTGGCGTTTGCTGCGCCCTCGATCCCAACCGTGCCCGTAAGAAGGCATACAAGAGATCCCAGAACTGAGATCACCTCAACCCCATAACCCCTAACACGGGTTATGGGCTTTATCCCTCGTATTTGGAAGGAAAAAATATGAACCGCACAATTGCGTCTGTCGGCATCGCCGCAGCTCTTGTTTGTGGATCAGCAGCTCCCGCCCTTGCGGTAGACAACCCCATCACCGCCAAGATCGCCGCCATCTCCTCGGGAAGCTCCCAGGTGTCCTCGCCGGTGACTGTCAAGGGCTCTTGGTCTACCAAGAAGCTCGAGGTTGGACAGACTTTCAAGGTTACGTCTGACGTCATCAACTGGGCATACGACTTCCCCTTCACTCTGAACGACGATACCCAGATCGGCTCCTGCAAGACCGACAAGGGGACGCTCACCTGTACGGTGGATAACGTCCCGGATTCCGTCGCAGCCAAGACCGATATTTCCGGTATTTGGTGGACCACTGCTCGCCTTCAGGAGTCTGTCGTTGGCAAGAAGCGGGGTGAGATCTCTATCGGAGGTCGTGCATACCCCTTCACCTTCGGCGACAAGGATTGGGATAGCACCTGCGATAACGACTGCAATGGCGGTCACTACGAGGACGCTAAGCCTGAGAACTCGAAGTGGGGCTGGGTCAATCCCGATGGTACTACCTCTTGGATGATCACTTGGATCGCCGAGCCTGGTGTTAAGTACTCCGTCCACGACGGGTACACCAAGCTCAGCACGTCTGTTAAGTGTGCTAAGGGCGACACCTGGGATCCTAACACGACCGTATATATCTCGGCGATTCGTGTCAACGACTACACTATCGAATTCACAGCCCCCGAGGGCGTAAAGGTGTGCACGACGTACACCCCTGAGCCTATGGCTACGCCGGCGGGCGCTAAGACCGCGACTAACGTCGCTGATGTGAACGGCATCAAGCTTGAGCGTACGATCGAGGTTAGTGTGAATGGTGGGACTACTGGGGACGGGAGCACTCCGCCTCCCTCTCCTTCTGTGTCTACCCCCGCTCCCAACCCAACAACGACGACGCCCGTTCCGGTGCCCTCTGTGAGTACTCCTGCTCCGCAGTCTGGAACGAGCACGCCTTCTGCTAAGCCGTCTCATTCTGGTACGGCGACCCCTTCGACCCGACCCACCGTGAAGGCCGAAACACCCAAGCCTAGCGAGACCAAGCTCGCTAAGACCGGATCCGATTCGAGTTTTCTCGTGGTTCTGGTCCCCCTGGTCGCCATCATTGGCACCTTCATCTACCTCATCTCTCTGTCTCGAAAGGATGACAACTGACATGCAGACCATCAAGGTTAAGTACACCAATTTCTTTGGAGAGGAAACGGAGGAGAAGCTCCACTTCCATCTCTCCAAGGCTGAGCTCATGAACATGGAGCTTCAGCGCACCCCGCTTTCCGCCAAGATCGCCCTGATCAATGGCGGCGAGGCTTCTCCCATGGATGCCTACAAGCTGCTTCAGGAATTCGTGGGCGCTGCGTACGGCGAACGCTCTGAGGACGGTACGCGATTCTTCAAGGATGAGCGTGCAACCAAGGCGTTCCTTTCGTCCCCCGCGTTCGATTCCCTTCTGGACAAGCTTAGCAACGACCCCAAGTTCTCGAACGGGTTCCTTGCCGGCCTCTTCCCCGATGACATCATGGGTAAGGCCAAGAAGCTGATCGAGGAGCACCCCGATGCCTCTCTCGAAGAGCTCCGCAAGATTGCTGAGGCGAACTGATGGCGGACATCGTCCCTATCGAGCCTACTCGGCCCACTGAGGTCTCCCTCCCTGGCAACGCTGATAAAGCCAAGGAGGGGGCCTCCCCCGAGAAGAAGGTTATCGCCAAGGCTAAGGTCCAGAAGAAGTCTGCCATCAAGGAAGCTCTTCGGACCTTCTTCGCTCAGGATCTCCCAGAGATTGCTGAGCATCTTGTGATCGATGTGGCCATTCCAGCTGCGAAGAACGCCATCACCGACATGGTGACACAGGGTATTCAGCAGCTGCTTTACGGCGAAGTTGACCCTAGGCGTCGTCCTTCGTCTGGTTACACATCATATTCTAGTTCGTCTCGTGTCTATCGCGGAACGGGCTACTACGAATCGCGTCGACCTGAACAGCGTGAACCGCGTCAGCCGAAGCCCACGAACGTTGAGGACCTTGTGTTCGACACCCGCGGCGACGCTGTTGACGTGATCGAATTCATCGCTGAATCCATCGAACAGTACGGTCAGGTCTCAGTTGCAGATCTGATGTCGTCAGTTGGTATTCAGCCCCGATACACAGATGAACGCTGGGGATGGACCACAACCGACGCGTTCGAAATCCGACAGATCAGGGAAGGTTGGCTCGTCTCTGCCGATCGTCCCGAACCCATCAAGTAACACATTTGCTCAGAAAGGAGCACATTCAAATGTCTATCACGACCGCTTTCCACACGGGCATGGCTCGCATCTCGAAGCACGCCCCTACCATTCTCTCCGTTACCGCCTCCGCTGGTGTAGTCGCAACCGGCTACCTCGCATGGCGAGCCGGCACTCGATTCGAAGACTGTGAAGGACGCGACTGGGATCGTCGCAAGGAGTGCATCCGCAACGCCGACCAGATCGCAGATGAGGACGTTCACAAGATCGAGATGAAGAATCGTATCCTCTTCATCCTCGACACTGCGTACACCTGTGCGCCTGCTGCTATCGTCGGCGCTGCCACGATTACGATGATCTACTTCTCGAACTCGATTTCGAAGAAGCGTCTTGCTGCAGTTGGTGCTGCGTACACTGCTCTCCAGACTGCGTTCGATGGCTACAAGAAGACCATGGTTAGCGCCCTCGGTAAGGAGACTGTCGAGAAGATCACTCGTCCACAGCTACCCAACGTCGGCAAGTCCGCTGAGGAGATCCTCTCGTCTGACAACAAGTCTGATGCTGCCGATGTCGTCGATGCCGTCATTGCGTCCATTAACGACCTGTCTCCCTACGCGCGAATCATCACTGAGGAGTCCTCGAACTGCTGGGATACCAGTGAGGATTACACCTCTGAAAACCTCGCAGCTGTTCAGCTCTGGGCTAACCGTCGTCTTGAGCGTAAGGGACACCTGTTCCTGAACGAGGTCTTCGACCAGCTCGGCCTCTCTCGCACTCGTGAGGGTGCTGTCGTCGGCTGGATCAAGAACTCCGAAGTTGGTGACGGCTACGTCTCGTTCGGTGACTTCGACTCAAATACTTACCGAGTCCCGTCTGACGACTACTCTCGTGTTGACACGAACTTCATCATCGACTTCAACGTCGACGGAATGATCTGGGACAAGATCTGACATGCACTACACATCCTGGCTTATCAAGCGAGGGTGTCTCGAGAACTACTCGGAGCTTGCTTCGGTGTGGGATGAACTCGATTTCATGTGGTATATTCCTGAAGACGAAGATAAGGCCATCCAGGCTCTTCGTATGAGGGATGAATACTGCTACGAAACGGGTATGCCCTCACCGAGGCAAGCTCCAGCTTCGTTCCTTGAGGTCTTCGTGAGTATTACCGATACTTTGACTGCTATGCTGTATCAGGATCGGGAATCGTTCACGAAGTCTATTCTTCTGAATGTGGGCGCTCGTTCATATTCTGACGACGGGCGCCTACCTTCAGAGATTCATGAGGAGGCGCTGAACATCGCCGAGCGTGTGATGTACAGGACCTACTCGCGGAATGGAACCGGCGGACTCTTCCGCATACCCGGGGTGGATACTCTCGAGATGCCCTTAACGACCCAAATGATTCAATGGGCCAACTTGTATGATCCGTATCACTAAAAAGGAGGCCACGGGAGGTGGACTTTTACACAATTGAATCTTCTCCGATGCGCGGTCTGCCGGGAGTCATGGAGGCCGCGCCTTGGTTCGTGAATCTTGACTCTAGGGATATCATGATACGAGACGGTGACTTCGTTGCTGTCTGGAATCCAAAGACCGGTCTATGGTCGAAGAATGAATTCGATGTCATTAGTCTGGTTGATGATGACGTTCGAAAATTCGTTGAGAATTCGGCTCCTCAGCAAATGATCCCGAAGTTCTGCGCATCAGAAAGAGATGGTGTCTGGAAACGATATCGTCAGTGGACCAAGAATATGGTCGATACAGATCATCCTCTTGATCGGATGCCGGTGTTTGCGGACACCCCAATTCGTCGAGAAGACCACGTCTCGTATCGTCTCCCATATTCACTAGAGGACGGGGTTCCAGTTAACTGGGCCAAACTCGTCGATACTCTGTACGATCCCTCTGAACGCCAGAAGATCGAATGGAGTATTGGTTCAGTCCTCACGGGCGACTGTCGAAAAATCGACAAGTTTCTGGTCTTCTATGGCGATCCGGGTTCTGGTAAATCCACGATTTTGAACGTGATGCAAATGCTCTTCGGAGACTATAGCGTTGCGTTCGACTCTGAGTCTCTTGCACAGCGAAGTAACTCTTTTGCTCTGGCATCTTTTGTTAGTGATCCTCTAGTGGCTATTGAACACGATGGTGACTTGAGTCGAATCGAGACGAATACCCGTCTGAATTCGATCATCTCGAACGAGATTCAGCTCATCAACGAGAAGTTCAAGAAGCCGCATTCCATGCGCATCTCGACCATGCTGATTATGGCGTCGAATAACCCGGTCAAGATTACCGATGCAAACTCGGGTATTCCAAGACGTTTGCTTGATGTTTCGCCATCGGGAAGACGGCTATCGATAGATGAATACACTAGTGTCATGGACGGTATTCATCTGGAACTCGGCATTATCGCTAGGCACTGCATCGAAGTTTATCGTAGTCTAGGACCGAACTATTATCGCAACTATCGATCTCAGACCATGGTTTCGGAAACTAATCCCATCTATAACTTCGTCATGGAGATGTATGAAGATTGGGGCGACGTCGATAAAGTCACTCTCGCTAAGGCATATTCGGATTATAAGGATTATGCTAATGAGACTGGGATCCAATATGTAGTGCCGAGGTATCGATTCAAAACTGAGCTTTCTCGATATTTTCGAGAATTTCGCGACCGGGTCATGATTGATGGTATACCTTATCGAAGTTTGTTCATAGGTTTTCGCAAGGACAAGTTCGAAAGCTCCGAGCTCACTCCAACTGTTGTGACGAGTGAGTCATGGCTCACCCTGCAAGAAGGAACGCCGTCTATATTTGACGAGCATTTCGCAGGTTGTAAGGCTCAGCTTTCGTCAAAGAACGGTACCCCTCAAAGGGCCTGGATATACGTAGACACGGTGTTACGCGATATCGCCCCCATCGACGAACACTACGTACTCATGCCTGAAGAGTACATATGCATTGACTTTGATCTGAAAGGAGACAATGGTGAAAAAGACCTCAATGCTAATCTTCGCGCTGCTAGCGCTTGGCCTCCGACGTATGCTGAAACGTCAAAAAGTGGCGCGGGCATCCACCTCATCTATCGGTATCCTGTCGATAAGGATACCCTTGCTGAATATTCGCCTGGAATTGAAATCAAACGATTCCGAGGGAACGCGTCTCTTCGGCGACGATTGTCCCTTCACAACGGGCGAGGTATCGAGGATTATCCGGGAGACCTCCCCTCGAAGGCTCCCAAGATGATCAACAAGAAGCATATTCAGGACGAGAACCATCTCAGGTCTCTCATTGCCAAGGCACTTCGTAAAGAGGTGCACGCTAACACCGCTCCCAATGTCGACTTCATTAAGAGTATTCTCGATGAGGCCTACGAGTCTGGAATCACATACGACGTCACCGACGCTCGCAACGCTGTGACCTCTTTCGCAATGTCTTCGACAAACCAGTCGGATCGTTGTCTCAAGATGGTCCAGCAGATGCACTTCATGTCAGAAGACAAGGCTGAGATCGCAGATGAAGGAAACGGACGCATTGCATTTTACGATGTCGAGGTTTTCCCGAACCTCTTCGTAATCTGTTACAAATTCCCCGGCGAGGAGGTTGTCCATTTCTGGACGAATCCATCAGCCAAGGCAGTGAAGTCGTTGTTCGATCTCCGGTTGATTGGTTTCAACAACCGGAAGTATGACAACCACATCATGTACGCAGCATCGCTTGGATATTCGAACGCGGAACTCTTCGAGATCTCTCAACGCATCATCAACAACGAGAAGAATGCAACGTTCCGTGAGGCATACAACCTCTCTTATACGGATATTTACGACTTCTCGACGAAGAAGCAATCTCTCAAGAAGTGGGAGATTGAGCTCGGGATCAAGCACCAGGAGAACAACCTCCCTTGGGACCAGCCGGTTCCCGAGGGTCAGTGGGACGACGTCGTTGAATACTGCAAGAACGATGTCGAGGCCACTGAGCTGGTATTTAACCATCTCGCTAGCGACTGGGGTGCTCGCAAGATCCTTGCTGAACTCTCCGGTCTGAGTGTCAATGACACCACCAACCAGCACACTTGTGCTCTGGTGTTTGGTAAGGAGCGTCGACCTGATAAGTCGAAGTTCGTTTACACGGACCTCAGCGAGATGTTCCCGGGGTATACCTTTGACAAATTCAAAGGATCGTCTTATCGAGGAGAAGATCCGGGGGAGGGTGGTTACGTATATTCGGAACCCGGATATTACGAGAACGTTGCCCTTCTCGATGTCGCGTCTATGCACCCGACCTCGATCGAGCAGCTCAACTTGTTTGGTCCTTATACGCAGCGTTACAGCGAGCTTAAACAGGCTCGAGTGGCGATCAAACATAAGGATATGGACGCATTGAGCAATCTGTTCGATGGACGACTTGTCGAGATCGCGAAGAATTACGATCTTGACGAACTCGGCAAGGCTCTCAAGATTCCGATCAACTCCATGTATGGGTTAACGAGCGCCAAGTTCGATAACCCCGCATGGGATCCTCAGAATGTTGACAACATTGTCGCGAAGCGGGGAGCTTTGTTCATGATCGACCTCAAACACTATGTGCAAGAGGAACTCGGTCTGACAGTTGCTCACATCAAGACGGACTCTATCAAGATTCCTGAGGCAACTCCCGATGATATTCAGAAGGTGATGGACTTCGGGAAGCGATACGGGTACGACTTCGAACACGAGGCCACCTACGCCAAGATGTGTCTCGTCAACAAGGCTGTGTACATCGCGAAGTACGCATTTCCTCACGAAGGCGAATGGACTGCTACTGGTAAGCAGTTCCAGGAACCCTACGTGTTCAAGAAGCTCTTCACAAAGGAGCCTATTGAATTCGAGGATTACATCCAGACCAAACAGGTCAAGACCGCGATGTACCTACGATTCCCCAGTAGCGGAGATCACTTCGTCGGCAAGGTCGGTGCGTTTGTGCCGATCAAGCCCGAACGAGGTGGTGCTGAGCTACTACGGATGAACAGCGAAGGCGAGATCAAAGACGCCGTCGTTGGGACAAAGGGCTATCACTGGAAGGAAGCGGAGATGGTCCGATTCATGCATCAGGAGCAGGATGTCGATACGTCTTACGCCGAGATGCTCGCCGATGAGGCAAAACAAGCGATCGAACAATTCGTCGATCTCGAAACACTGTGCCGCTGAGAAAGGAAAACATCATGGCATTCAACAATACCCCCTCCGATCTGGTTATTGAAGACGCTCGTCTGCTCTTCACGAACTTTGCTGGGTCTCCGACGCGCTACAACCAGGAAGGCGGCAAGCGCGAATTCTCGGTCGCGATTCCGCTTAACCTTGTCGAGGATCTCGTTAGAGATGGATGGAACGTCAAGTTCCGAAAGAACCAGGACGGCGAACTCGACCCCGAGCGTCCTTACCTTGGTGTCAAGGTCTCATACAAGTTCCGCGCGCCGGCCATTTGGCTGGTGACTGGAGGCCGCAAACAGCTCCTCAACGTGGATACTGTTGGGACCCTGGATAACATCACGATCAAGACGGCTGACGTGGTCATCCACCCGTCGGTCTACGACGTCCGTGGTCAGAAGGGCATCTCTGCTTATGTGAAGGAGCTCTATGTCGTGATGGACGATGAGTCGGCTTCTTTCGCGGCTAAGTACGCGGATCTCGACTGATCATATTTTAAGGCGGGGGTGGGTTGTGAAAGGTCTCACCCCCGTCTTAGATGAAAGGAGTTACCACATGTTCATCGAAGACTCTGAAAACTGGGCTACGGTGCCGGGTTTTGCTCACTACGAAGCAAACCGTCTGGGTATGATCAAGCGTAAGGATACCGGTGTTATCCTGAAGCCTTTCAAGCGTCGCCATAGCACGTCTCTATATGTGCGACTGTACACAACTCCCGGTGAGGCTCGAGAACGTTCAGTCGCATCGGTGATCTGGGCTGCCTTCTACAAGAGGTGGCCCGACAGGGGTCTGTACGTCTGTCACGCAGATGGAGACCTCGAGAATAATTCGATCGATAACCTTTTCCTGGGGACTCGATCGGATGTCCGAAAAACACAGCGGCGTCGAGATGATCGCATCTGGGCGCAGCTACAAGAGGAAGGAGAACTGGTTCTATGAGTGACTGGTTCGAAACCATTGTCCCGAAAGACCGTACGTGGACACGGGAAAATATCAAGACTGTGAAGACTGTTAATAAGGGTAACGCGATCGATATTTCGCGTTACCTTTCCACAGTGCTTGAGCGTACGGATGATCCTAATCTTGATGGCGACAGCTTCACAGCGGTTGTCAACATCAAGAACGGCTTCATCCCGGCCAATGGCGACTACTCTGGATTCTCGATTCAGATCGAGGGTATCGTCATGGGCGAACAGGTCAACAAGACCATCAACGGTAGTAGCGACCCCGTGACTACAGAATACGTCTGGAACGTTCGCAAGATCACGTTCATTGTCGATGGCCGAAACGCTAACGAACACGACAAGGAAACTGTGATCGATGCCGGCGATGACTGGATCATGCGCGCCTTTACACACGGTGATCAGGACGAACCCGGATTTGGCAAGGGCGATAAGTATGGCTCGTGGTGGGCCAACAACGCTGAATTCAACCCGAAGATCAAGAGTACTTCCCGAATTTCCATCAAGGAAGCACTCCGGAAGAACCCTGGAACGGAGCGGCTCTGATGACACAGATTCCTGAAAACATGAAGACACATCTCAAGACCCCGGGAGCTCAGTTCAACCGAGATCCTCGTTCCGAGAAGGTGATCAACCAGGGACTCCTGGCTATTACCAAGAGGGCAGTGGGTAACGTCATCGCAGACGACGAACCTTATACCATTCGGATCAACTTCCAGAATGGTCGGATCGTTGGATCTGAGGCTCAGCCGCGTCTGTCCGTGGAGCTTCTCGATGGACGTTCGACCACGTCAACGGTCCAAACCGCACCCGAGACGTCTAACGTCTTCCTCGAACTTAAGACGCTCGCTGCTGAAGGGTATACGTCGATCACGAATGAGGGATCTTGGGTCGCTCGTGTGAAGATGAATGGCAATACGGTGAAGACCGTGTTCGTCAACCGCGACTTCGGCGAGGAAGATCGAGAGCTCATCAAGATGACACTGCTTCGCGGATTCGGTCCGCAGGTCCAGATGTGATATAAGATAGGAGATACGCAACATGGCATTCAAGACAACGATGGGTCCTGACCTCAGCGAGACCAAAGAGATGTTCACTACTCCACCGCGAGAAAACCCGCCGGTAGACTTCTCGCCGCTGGTGGTGACGGGCTATGACGCAACCATTGATGGGCTGCATTCGTATAAGAAGGACGGCTACTGGTATGTCGACTGGATGGAATGTACTTCGCTTTTCGGCCACACGGTCATTAGCGCCCTGAGTCCATTCTCATGGGAATGGATTGCTCGTTGTTCGATCGCTGGAGGCGGATGGGTTCGCGACAACGTAGAGTTCTACCATGCGATTCCCGAAGAGATTCGCGAGCGGTTGCTGTGTCTCCTATTCGACGACGATGACGAATAAACTATATTCGCATCAGGAAGAGGCCCTGAGGCTCCTGCATAGTGGTAAAGTCCTAGTCGGCGGCGTCGGCTCGGGCAAGTCACGTGTGGGGGCCTCATGGGCCCTTTCGAAGGCAGACGCGAAGAAGATCGTTGTGATCACCACTGCACGGAAACGAGACTCCTTCGAATGGGAAGGTGAGTTCGCCGCGCTTGGTGCTAACTGCGATGATGTGACGATCGAGAGCTGGAACAATGTCTCGAAATTTGCTGATTACCACGACCGTGTGTTCATATTTGATGAGCAGCGTGTTGTTGGATCTGGTGCTTGGGTTAAGAGCTTTCTCAAGATATCGAAGCACAACCTGTGGATCCTATTGAGCGCGACACCGGGGGATACCTGGCTTGACTATGTACCCCTGTTCATCGCGAATGGGTTCTACAAGAACAGGACCGCATTCTCAGAGCAACACATCGTCTGGGATAGGTTCGCGAAGTATCCTAAGGTGAAGCGATTCGTCAATACAGGTGTTCTTGAATCTCGCAGAAGGCGCATCATAGTGCCGATGCCCGCTGAGAGACATACGAGACGCAATCGCAAGGATATTTACGTACCGTTCAACAGAGATCAATACGATCTGATCGTCAAGAAGCGGATGGATCCTTGGACAAATGAGCCGATTCGAAATGCAGCTGGAGTGTGCTATGCTCTCAGGCGTAGCGTGAACTCTTCTGGTAACAGATTAGATCGTCTGCGCAAGATCGTTACGAAGCGACACAGAGTGATCGTGTTCTACAACTTCAACTATGAACGAGATGAGTTGCTGAAACTCAAGGATGAATTCGTAGTAGCTGAGTGGAACGGTCATGCACATGAACCAATACCTGAGGGTGACTCGTGGGTATATTTGGTTCAATACACGGCTGGGGCTGAAGGATGGAACTGTATCGAGACAGATACGATTGTGTTCTACAGCCTCAATTACTCATACAAGGTGTTGGAGCAGGCGGAAGGTCGGATTGACCGCATCAACACCCCTTACACTGATTTGTGGTACTACTACTTCAAGTCAGAGTCTGGCATCGATTCCGCTATCTCAAAGGCAGTAGCCGAGAAGGCTACGTTCAACGAGCGTATATTCGCTCACAATCTGTAAAGGAGCGCCATCATGGCAAAGAATCTGGTCCTATTCGATCCCGAGGATAACAACTGGTGTGTTGTTTGTCGTATTGGGAGCATTGGGGATATTCCTAAGTGCGTCGTCGCATTCTACAAGACTGAGGAGGAGGCTCGGGCGGCGGCCAAGAGCCTTGGTGAGAAGATCGACATCCCAGTCAATATTCAGGTCTTCCAGTATTCGTACGCGAAAGATGAACTGGACCTTATGGGTCTGCTTCTGCTCGATGGTATTGACTTCGCGGTCAAGTACATGGCTGGGTGAATCATGGCTTGGTCAAAAGATGTCTGGTGTGTCGTGTCTGCGATCAAATTCAACGAGGGTTTTCGTCCCGTCGGGGTGTTAAGTATTCATCGAACTAAGCAGGAGGCTGAGGTTCTTGTGAGTAACTTGACGAAGAACGATCGTTGGCCGACTACTGCTCGCTTGATGAAGTATACGCGTTATATTCGCGATCTCAAAAAAGGAGACGTCGTCTGCTGTCAAAAGATTGATATCGTCCTGAATTATTTGGAAAGGGATCAGGATGCTGTTCGGTAAGAAGTTTGAGAAGCTGATCAACCCTACGTTTTCTCTTGAGGAGACTGATCGCGGGATTAAAGCTACTTTGACCGTACTCGTGGACGATCGCGAAAACCCTCCTTACGAGGCATATGCGTCGTATATTATCAAACCTGAACTATTCGAGATGTTTGGATTGATGACGTACGCGCACACTCATACGGCGCTTTTGAAGGAGATCTGCAATACTGATCTGAAACCGCCGGAGCCTTGCGAGTGCAAATCCCATGCTTGGACGAAGATGCATCCTAATGATGAAGTGGAATACTGGAGTACGCTTGACGGACACACGTACGCCAGACCTCACACCAAGAGTTGTCCGAAGAATCCGAAAAACAGGGGTAAAAATGCTTGAGGCTGTTGTTGGCGGGATCGATAGTCACCGCCAGTGGATGTTACAGGTGGTGTCATTCGATTATACTATTGGCACTAGTCGCGACTACATGTGGTTCTTTAATACTCGCGCGGAGGCGGAGGCATATTTTGAGCAGGTTGCTGAACTTGTGAAGGGCCGACATGTTATCATCAAGATCATCAAGGTTCGGGCGTACGATTTTCTCGAGCCAGAAACTGAATTGATTGAAGAGGAGAACTGATTATGTTCGTTGTGAAATTTGAATACGGCTTAGGAAGCGAAGGTTGTACCGAATCGTGTGTTGGGTTCGACACGATGGATGAGGCACGTAAGTTTGCACTTGACGTGGTGAACGAGATTTGCGATCAGGTTCAGAACGGCGTCAAAGCCGATAATGCCATCGTTCGTGTCTGGGACGCGGACGTCTATGACGAACTACTCTGCGATATTTAGGAAGGTGAGTACCTGAAAATGAATGCTGATTACTCGACTGATGTTGTGGGGCACCCTGAGCAGATGATCTACCGATTCTCGATCATCGGATATTTGTTCGGGCGAGAGTTGTGGAGGAAGACGTTCTTCTTCAGCGATAAGAATCGTGGCGCTGTATACGCTGAGTGGTACCTCAAGAACAAGGTGGCAAACATTGCGTGCGATCGATACCGGGTTGAACTCTTCGACGGAAAGGATACTTGTACGGTGCTTGGCGGACGGGCTCCTAAGGCGATGGATTCTTGGAAGGCTGATGATGCGGAGATGTTGTCTAGTTTTCCGAAGGACGTTATTCGATTCAGGACTGCCGTCAATCAGGCGGGATGGAAAGAGCGACTTGGTGTGAAGCGAGCTCGAAGTAAGAGCATGCGTGTTGGTGTTGGAGCAGGGAGGCACTGAGAATGGGTGACGATATTCCGATGATGAAACTCGTGTTGAGGGGTTTCGTTGGGGCGCGACAGGTGCGTGAGCATGCGGTTCAGGTCGAGTCTCAAAGTGCTGCATGGGAGTATGTTTCGGCATATTTCAAAAACTGGGCATCTTGGTCCGAGTGTGATCGGTACACGGTCGACACGTACTGGGTCTACTAGACCCTGATTTTGATGGGTGGGGGATCTCTTAAATGGGGGTCCCCCGCTCGTCAAAAGAGACTGGGATTATCGATTTTTGCCCCCGAAGTATTTACCCACTTAAGTGGGTATGTGGGTCTGAGTGGGTTTGCGGTTTTGTCAAAATTGACGACAAGTGGGTTTGTGGGTCTGAGTGGGTTTGTGGTTTTTACGGAAGTGGCTTGTCAGTTTTGACAAATTTGTCGTTTTTGAAATGAAATTGACAACCACTTTTTCGTTGGAATTGCAACGAAAAGTCTTTTCATTTGTCATTTGTCACTTTATTTTATAAAGATAATAAATAAAAATATATATATATAATATAAAACCCCCTCATTTTTGACATTTGACAAATCACCCTCAAAACCAAAGAATTTTACCAAATCTTTACCTAAGTACTCACTTCGTCCGAGAAGCGGCTGCCTCTCCCCAAAAATCTGGGGTCGCCGGCGACTACTCTTATGCGAATTCTTCATCTAGGACTTTAGTCCCATATTTATACAAGTGGGTTTATCCACCGGTTAAACACGTCCAGCATAATGGAGAGAATGAGGCACCTTAGTTAATAACCCACTTAAGTGGGTTGGTCCCCCTAGGACTAAGGTCCTATATGCTACTCTCCTTATACCGTTTATCGCACTCTCGAAAGGAGCCAACATGAGTGTGCGCGAGAACAAGTATCAGAGTGAGCTGATCAAGAAGATCACAACTCTGTTTCCACAAGCTATGGTTCTGAAGAACGACCCGAATTATATTCAGGGTGTTCCGGACCTCCTGGTGCTCTGTGACGAGCGCTGGGCTATGCTTGAGGTCAAGGCTTCCGCCAAGGCCTCGCACCGCCCCAACCAAGAGTACTATATCGAGAAGCTCGAGTACATGGGGTTCGCTCGGTTCGTATATCCCGAGAACGAGGAAGAAGTCATCAGGGATCTCAACCAGTATTTCAGCCAGGCGTGATGTATGCAGTTTTACGACCATTACAATCTCGCCGGCAAGCACGCGTTCCTCGGGGCCAGTAAATCATCTTGGCTCCGTTATGACGAATCGAAGATACTGGAATCCTATCGCAAAGCACAAGCGGCTGCACTTGGAACTCGCTTGCACGAATTAGCTGCAGAACATATTCAACTGGGCCTCCCTTTCGGAGAACCTGATGAACACGACCCTCTTATGTCGACGGTCGCGAAGTTCGTTAACGACGCAATCTCGTACAAGATGAGCCCGGAGACGGTACTATATTACAGCGAGTACGCCTTCGGGACTGCAGATGCTATATCCTTTGACGAGGATTCCGAACTCCTTCGAATTCACGATCTCAAGACCGGGGTGGGTCCGACTAAATTCGAGCAACTCGAAATTTACGCTGCCCTGTTCTGTCTTGAGTATGGCGTGCAACCAACCATTCAGATGCAACTCCGCATCTACCAACATGGCGAACCACGAATCCATATACCCGAGTCCGATGACATCCGGGATATTATGACTCGGATTGTTCAATTCAGCGATATTCTCATGGAGAGCGACAATGACTGAAGATACTCTATCCCACTACGGCATTTTGCGGAAGTCGGGCCGTTATCCGTGGGGGTCGGGCAAAGACCCGTACCAGCGCTCACGCGACTTCCAGGGTCTCGTTAGGGGGCTCGCCGATAAAGGTATGAGCGAAGCTGAGATTGCTAAAGGTCTCGGTATGACCACAACTGAGCTCCGTGCCACCAAGTCCATCGCCAAGCGCGAACGCCAGGCGGTGGAGATTGCGATGGTCCGGAAGCTTGACGCTAAGGGTATGTCCCAACAGGCCATTGCAGACCGCATCGGCGTGTCAGCCTCAACCGTCCGCAACTACCTCAAGGACGATGCCGGCAAGACCTCGTCCAAGATCGAGGGCGTCGCGGATATTCTCAAGCGAGAGACCGACAAGCACCGTTATATTGATATCGGCAGCGGCACTGAGGTTTCGCTAGGCACCACCGCTACCACACTCAAGCTTGCCTCGGCCACACTCGAGGCTCAAGGGTACCAAGTTCAGGATATTAAGATCCGACAGCTTGGTACCGACAATTACACATCCACTCGAGTTCTTGTCGCCCCTGGCGTTCCCAAATCCGAGACCGTCCAGAATCTCGACAAGATCAACGTCGTCGGCGTCCGCACGGATCCTGACGGCCACAAGCTGTCCCTCAAGCCGCCCGCGCCGCTCGATTCAAAGCGAGTCATGGTGCGATATTCCGAAGACGGCGGCACAAATATGGATGGCGTCATCGAGATTCGCCGCGGTCTGAAGGATCTCAACCTCGGCAAGTCCAACTATGCCCAGGTGCGTATTTCCGTTGACGGAACGCACTATCTCAAGGGCATGGCCATTTACGCGGACGACCTTCCCGCGGGAAAGGATATTCGCTTCAACACGAATAAATCCAAGAAGGTCCCCATGATTGGTGATGGCGACACCGTCCTGAAAAAGATGAAGGACGATCCGGACAATCCGTTCGGTGCGACCATCCGCCGGCAGATGGAATATATTGACAAGGACGGCAAGAAGAAGCTGTCCCCCGTCAACCTCGTGAACGAAGAGGGAGCTTGGGGCGACTGGTCTAAGACTCTGTCCGCCCAGTTCCTCTCGAAGCAGGATATTTCCTTTGCCAAGCAGCAGTTGGATATTTCAACTCAGGAAGCGCATGAAAAGTTCAGGGATATTATGGCCCTGACAAACCCAGTGCTTCGGAAGAAGGCTCTCCAGGATTTCGCGGATGGCTGCGATTCGGATAGTGTCCGTCTTCGCGCGGCTGCTGTTCCAGGCCAGGCATATCAGGTTCTGCTCCCTGTGACCACATTGAAGCCTACGGAGGTATACGCTCCGAACTTCAAGAATGGTTCGAAGGTCGCCCTCGTCCGATATCCTCATGGTGGTACGTTCGAGATCCCCATCCTTACCGTAAATAACGGTCATAAGGACGCCAGGAAGACCATTGGAGAGCTTGCCGCGGATGCTGTTGGTATCCACCCGCATGTCGCCCAACGGCTCTCAGGAGCTGATTTTGATGGCGATACGGCGATGGTTATTCCAGTCACACCGCGGAGTCGTATTCGCTCGACGTCCCCTCTTAAGGGACTCGAAGGGTTCGACCCCTCTGCCGCATATCCTGGATATCCCGGGATGAAGGTTCTCAGTGAGACCGGCAAGCAAAAGCAGATGGGCATGGTCAGTAATCTTATTACCGACATGACCATCAAGGGCGCTACCGAAGCCGAGCTCGCTCGGGCAGTCCGTCACTCGATGGTGGTTATTGACGCGGCCAAGCACAAGCTTGACTACCGTACCTCCGCTGTCGATAACGGTATCGCCGAGCTCAAGAAGAAGTATCAGCCCGAGGGTGGTGTGAGTACTCTTATTTCTCGCGCCGCATCCGAGGTGGATATTCCAAAGCGGAAGCCCAGGTCCATGGCAAAGGGTGGGCCTATCGATCCAGTTACCGGCAAGAAGGTTTACGAGGAGACGGGTGAATCGTATTCTGTCACCCGCGAGTTCAAGACCAAGGACCCTCGTATCGAGACCCGCCTCCGTACATCGAAGGCGACCCGCATGGAATTGGTGGACGACGCACGTAAGCTTTCATCGGGTACCCCCATGGAAGAACTGTACGCCCGTTACGCCAACGACATGAAGTCTCTAGCAAATACCGCCCGTAGGGAGATCATAAATACCCCCACTCTGAAACGAGACCCGGGTTCTGCCAAGGAGTACGCCGATGAGGTGACCTCCCTCAAGGAGAAAGTCCGGGTGGCCCTCACGAATGCACCGAGGGAGCGCCAAGCTCAGCTCATTGCCGGGGGTGTCGTCCGAGCAAAGGTCGAGGAGAATCCCGGCCTGACCAAGGATGAACGCGTCCGCCTCGAAAGCCAAGCTCTCAAGGCCGCTCGAATCAGGACTGGCGCTTCTCGAAAGGATGTACAGTTCGACATCACCGATTCTGAATGGAAAGCCATCATGAATGGTGCTGTCAGTAACGCTATGATGGAGTCCATCGCAAGGTACGCTGATCCTGAGCGTCTTCACGAACTGTCCATGCCAAAGGAAAAGCCTGTGCTTTCGGTCGGCGTTGTGGCTCGTGCTCGCGCCATGGCAAAGAATGGTGCTACCACCTCTGAGATTGCTGAGATGCTTGGCATTAGTACGAGCTCTGTGCTTGACGCCGTGAAAGGAAACTGATTGAATCATGGCAACAATGTACCTTACAACTACTGACAATCCTTACTCTCCAAAGACTGAGTTCGATCAGTGGTTGACGTTCGACCTTCAGAAAGGTTACAACAGTTGCGGACTCCTAGACCGTGTGACCAAAACCAGTGACATTCTAAGTGATGCACTAGTTGCTGACGATGTCGAAGAAGCGATTCAATGGATTCTAGATCATGATGTTACTGGAAAGAGAACTTTCGTGATCGAGTGAAACCAATTCAATTGGAGGGAATACCACGGTTCTCCCTCCATTGACCCCCGGGGGGCTGTCATTTCTTGATGTCCCCCGCCCAAATCGCGCCCCACCTTCGAATTACTCCGGAGGTATATTTCGATTTGGGTTTTGGCTTGCCCCGGCCACTTAGTTCTCCATGCCTGTTTTCTTGCTCCTTTCCGGGCATGGGCTGGGGCAGGCGAAAACTCAGATCGAAGTATAAGAAAGGATGCGCGATGGTCAAAAAGAAGACCAAAACTCCTCGAACTCCCGAGGAAGCTGAACGAATCGCTATCAGCGCTGCCATGGATCTTGCGACACAGCAGATTCTGGACGGTACTGCTAGCAATTCGATGATCATTCATTTCCTCAAGCTGGGCTCCAGTCGCGAAAGACTCGAGCAGGCTCGTCTAGAGGCAGACACGACTCTCGCTCGAGCTAAGGTTTCGGCGCTTGAGTCCGCTGCTCGTACCGAGGAACTTGTCTCTGAAGCGCTAGCAGCGTTCAAGGTATATTCTGGAGATTCAGATGCGGAGCTATGACGAACTCAGCCATCTACATACATTCGAAGAACGTCTCGAGTATCTCTCACTCAATGGAGCATTTTTCGGCGAGACATTCGGTGGATCCAGGTGGCTGAATCAAAGTTTCTACCAAAGCGATATTTGGCGAGAGGCTCGCACCCAAGTTATCGCGAGAGATCTTGGATGCGATCTAGGCCTTGAGGGGTATGAGATTCACGACGGCATTGTTGTACATCACATCAACCCTCTAACGCCTCGTCAATGTGAGAATTTCGACCCGTGCATGTGGGATACCAACAATCTTATTTGCGTCAGTCGAGATACTCATAATGCAATCCATTATGGAACCAAGGCATTGGCTCTCGACGACTTCGATCCGAGATCGCCCGGCGATATGAAACTATGGTAGGAGGCTAAATGTCGATTCTACATGACACAAAGACCTACCTCGGGTTGATGGAGGATGACACTTCATTCGATAGCGAAGTTATGGACGCCATTGATAATGCTTTGGCAACCGCGACTCAGCTAAATCGCGAAGTTGGCGACCTATCGTCCGGGGCAGATTATCCCACTACTACTCTTGGACGGATTCTACGACAGTATGTGAACTTCTCAGTTCGCCTGATGTTCGATCCTCCGCAGACCTCGTTCGCCATCAAGGCAGTTGAGGCTTTGCAGAAAGAGGCGGAGTGGCGACTGACCATTCAATGATGGGAGAAAACCATGAGTGAAGAAACTCTGTCTCACTATGGCGTCCTCGGCATGAAGTGGGGCGTCCGTAAGAAAACGGAAAGCTCCGGTGGAGCCGGCCTTCGGTCCGTCGAAGAGAAGAAGAAGATCGGCGAAGCAGTCAATTCCGAGGCTTTCCGAAAGGAACGAGCAAAGGCCGAGAAGGCTTCCGAGAAGGAACGCAAGAAGGCTGAGTCCGATCTCAAGAAGGCTGCCAAGGCAGCAGCCCGCGGCGCTAAGAAGGCAGCATCTGCGCTCAAGAAAGGCGCAAAGGCCGCTTCCCAAAAGCATGCCGAAAACAAGGCTGCTCGGGCTAAGGCCGCTACTGAGCGCGCCCGCAAGAAGCTCGAGAACCAGAAGCTCAAGGAAGCTCGTAAGGCCGAAGCTGATCGCAAGAAGAAGCAGAAGGACGCAGAGCGCGCTGAGAAGAAGCGTATCGCGGACGAGAAGAAGGCAGCGAAGGAAGCCGAGAAGAAGCAGAAGGAACTCGAGAAGCAGCGAATTCCTAAGGGCGGTATTTCAAACGCCTTACGGAAGGAAGCACCTCGACACCTCTCTTCAACGGATCTCATTGAGCAGAACAAGCGACTCAACCTTGAGAAGCAGAATTATGAACTCAAGGAGAAGCTCAAGGAGTACGAGAATCAAAATAGGAGTGCTCTTGCCAAGACGGCTGACCTCTTCGTCGACGAGGCTCGCAAGAACCTGACGAAGTACGCGGCCCGGACAGCAACTGACATACTAACAGCAGCTCTTGACTCCAAGCTCAAGGGAACCGAGTATGAGGGTGTTGCTGCGATGGCTAAGAACTCGTTCAACCTCGACGCAATCCTGAAGAACGCCACCTCTTCGAAAGATAAGAAGAAAGATAAGAAATAGGTATGGCGCTATCAAATACCGCTACACCTAAATACTACGCCCAGTTCCGAGAAAAAGTTCTATCCGGCGAAATCCCAGTCTCTCATACAATTGAGATGGAGATGAACCGGATTGATGACTTGATCGCCAACCCGAGATACTACTACGATGACGGAGCTATCGACGGATTCATCGCTTTCTGCGAAAACGAGATGACCCTTGTCGACGGTAGTGATCTAACTCTTCTCGATTCCTTCAAGTTATGGGCCGAATCGCTCCTTTCGTGGTTCTACTACGAAAAAGTGACGAAGTTCATTCCCGATGAGACCGGTCATAACGGTCGGTATATCCAGGTCGATGTCAAGAGGCGCTTGGTCAACAAGCAATACCTTATCGTCGCTCGTGGTGCGGCAAAGTCCATGTACATGGCTTTCATCCACGCATTCTTCCTGACTATTGACCCGACCACCACTCATCAGATCGCAACCGCGCCGACAATGCCACAGGCTGAGGAGACATTGTCCCCATTCAAGACTGCTATTACGCGCAGTCGGGGACCTCTATTCAAGTTCCTGTCGGCAGGCACAGTCCATGCGACCGTCGGAGCCAAGGCCAACCGGTCTTTGCTCACGCCAACCAAGAAGGGTATCGAGAACTTCTCAACAAACTCGCTCCTTGAGGTTCGTCCAATGAACGTGGACAAGCTTCAGGGTCTGAGGTCGAAGGTGAACACCATCGACGAATGGCTATCTGGCGATGTTCGTCAGAACGTCATCTCGGCTCTCGAGCAGGGCGCGTCGAAACTCAATGACTGGGTCATTGTTGCAGTCTCATCCGAAGGTACCGTCCGAAACGGCGTTGGCGATTCCATCAAAATGGAATTACTTTCGATCCTTAAAGGCGAGTACTATGATCCGCACTCGTCGATCTGGTACTACCGGCTAGACGATGTGTCTGAGGTCGGGGATCCAAACATGTGGATTAAAGCTCAGCCTAATCTCGGAAAGACTGTGTCTTACGATACATATCAACGAGATGTCGCTAGGGCTGAGAATGTTCCATCCGCAAGGAACGACATTCTGGCAAAACGATTCGGAATCCCGTGTGAGGGATACACGTATTTCTTCAAGTACGAAGAGACCATCCCCCACAACCCACGAGAGTTCTGGCAAATGCCATGCGCCATGGGTGCAGACCTTTCGCAGGGTGATGACTTCTGTGCGTTCACGTTCTTGTTCCCTCTGTCCACTGGTGACTTCGGGGTTAAGACGCGAGCGTACATTACCACTCGTACGTTCGACAAGCTCCCTGCTGCCGGACGCGCCAAGTATGAGTCATTCATCCGAGAAGGATCGCTCCAGGTCATGGATGGGACAATCCTGGACATGATCGAAGTCTACAACGATCTCGACGAATACATCTTGAGATCGGAGTATGATGTTCGAGCGTTCGGATATGATCCATACAACGCCAGAGAGTTCGTTGAGAGATGGACGACCGACAACGGGCCATACGGCATCCACAAAGTCATTCAGGGAGCGCGAACTGAGTCGGTGCCTCTAGGAGAACTCAAGGGCTTGGCAGAGGATCGAAGACTCATCTTCGACCAAGAGCTATTCTCGTGGGCAATGGGTAACACCATCACCCTTGAGGACACTAACGGCAACCGGAAGATCTTGAAGAAACGAATGGATCTCAAGATCGACTCAGTTGCGGCACTCATGGATGCATGGGTCGCATACAAACAGCAACTCGACGACTTCAACTAACGAGAGGAGGTAATATGGGTATTATGTCACGGTTGGCAAGGGCATGGAATGTGTTCGCGCATGATCGCCCAGATCGTTACAAGCATAGTAACTACAGCGAATACCGCCCAAGCTACCGTTCTATCGGATCTACAAACCTTGTCCAAACGCTATACAACAAGATTGCGTTGGATGTCGCGAACACTCCGATTCGCCATGTGAAGGTAGATCAAAATGGTAGGTATGACAGTGAGAAAGACTCTTCGCTGAACGAATGCTTGTCTCTTATGGCAAACATCGATCAGACTTCGAACGCTCTAATCTACGAGCTCGTCTATACGATGCTGGAAACCGGTAGTGCAGCACTGGTTCCGGTTGACACAGATACTGCTCTAAACGAGGAAGGGTCGTTCGACGTCCTTTCTCTCCGCGTTGGACGAATCGAGAGTTGGTACACGGATTCAGTCGATGTGAATTTGTATAACGATCGTAGCGGTAATCGAGAAACAATTCGTATCTCGAAGAATTCCGCCGCAATTGTGTACAGTCCGCTCTACGATGTTACAGCTAGTAACAGCTCCTTGGCTAACCGTCTTGCTCGAAAGCTCGATGCACTTGATGCTATTGACAATTCCGCTCTCGGTAAGAAGTTGGATCTGATCATCCAGCTTCCATACTCAGTTCGAGGCGAACTTCGACAACAGCAAGCCGAGACTCGGCGCGAGGCGATTGAACAACAGCTTCGAAATTCGGAGATCGGCGTAGCATATGTCGACGGAGCCGAGAAGATCACGCAGCTCAACCGTCCAGTCGAGAATAATCTGCTCGATCAGGTTAAATACCTTTCAGAGCAGCTTTACAACGCTCTTGGTTTTACTGAGAGCGTATTCAATGGCACGGCTGATGCTGAGACCAACCTGTCTTACTACAACCGGACGGTCAAGCCGATTCTCGATACAATCACGAAGTCGGCAACTATGGTCTTCTTGACCAAGACCGCTCGATCTCAGGGCCAGCGAATCATCTATGTAAGGGACCCGTTCGCGGCAACCTCGCTTGACAGCATCGCTTCGATGGCTCAGACGTTCATCACCAACCAGGTCATGACTCCAAATGAGATCCGGTCGATCATCGGCTTGCCGCAGTCCACAGATCCCAAGGCAGATCAGTTGGCCAATCCGTATACGTCATCCGCAAACGCGGATCAACGGTCAAACAACGACCAGGAGGTTCAAAATGGCAGCGCCTAATGACGTCGCCGACTTCGACGGGTGGGCAACCGTCGCAGGCATCAAGTGCTCTGATGGGCGAGTTATCTCTCATCGCGCATTTGAACAGAACGATGGGGCTGTCGTCCCTCTCGTCTGGCAGCACGGTCACGACAACGTGACCAATGTTCTCGGGCATGCCCAGCTCGAGAAGAAGCCTGAGGGCGTTTACGCGTATGGATTCTTCAACGGATCCCAGCAGGCTGAACACGCTCGCGAACTTATCGAGCACGGAGACGTTACCTCTCTATCCATTTTCGCCAATCACTTGAAGCAGGAGGGCAATATTGTCCGACATGGCAACATTGTCGAAGTCTCCTTGGTGCTGAAGGGCGCGAACCCCAAGGCAACCATCGAGAATGTGTCTATGGCGCACAGTGATGGTAACGGCTATGCCGCCATCATCAAAATGGGTGACGGAGATGCCGTCCACGAAGACTTCGAGGGCTCCGAGGAATCGGACGACTCCGAAGATGAATCCCCCGATGGGGACAAGACAATCGGTGAGGTTCTTTCGACCCTTACCGAGGAGCAAATGGAAGCTGTGAACTATTTGATCGCAGCTGCCATTGATGCGGAGTCTGAAGACTCCGAAGAGACCGACGAAGAAAACAATGAAGGAGACGATATGAAGCACAACGTCTTTGAAGGGGATAACAAGGAACCCCAGAACGTGCTCTCTCACGCGGACTTCGCGGAGCTTGTCGAGACAGCTAAGCGAAATAATTCTACGCTTCTCGAAGAGCTGCGCCATTCCGATTACGGGATCGAAAACATTGGGTATCTCTTCCCTGATGCCAAGAGCATCTCGGACGAGCCGATGTTCCTGGACCGAGACCAGTCTTGGGTTTCGGTTGTTATGAATGGTACGAAGCATAGCCCGTTCGCACGAATCAAGTCTATCTTCGCGGACATCCGCGATGATAAAGCGAGGGCAAAGGGTTATGCCAAGAAGGCCCAGAAGAAGACTGACGAAGTCATCAAGCTTCTGACTCGCACTACCTCCCCGACAACCATTTACAAGAAACAGCGTCTGGACCGCGATGATATCGTGGATATTACAGACTTCAATGTCGTGGCCTGGCTTAAGTCCGAGATGAAGGGTAAGCTCTCGGAGGAAATTGCCCGGGCTATCCTCATTGGGGATGGCCGACAGATGACAGATCCTGATCGAGTTGATGACGAGGCAATTCGCCCCATTATCAAGGAGAACGATCTTTACGCAATCCACAAGTCGCTCGAGGCTAATACCACCGACGAGACGCTTGTCGACGACATCGTCATGGCATCGGCTGACCTCGAAGGGTCTGGCTCGCCGACCCTGTTCATCTCAAAGAAGCGACTCGTTCGTATGCTTCTCCTGAAGGACAAGAACGGTCGCCGCATTTACGAGACCGAAGCAGCGCTCGCAGGTGCTCTCGGCGTCTCGAAGATTGTGACGGTGCCCCAGTTCAATGAACTGGAGCACGAACTCAAGGGCGCACTCCATGAGCTGCTGGCTATTGTCGTGGATCTCCGCGACTACACCATTGGGTCCAATGCTGGCGCGGAACTTGGTATGGCCGAGACGTTTGATCTCGACTTCAACCAGTACAAGTACCTCGCCGAGACGCGCTTGTCTGGCTCTCTGACTGCGCCCTATTCGGCTCTAACGATTTCTCGCAAGAAGGCCTGATTCAATGTCACGCTTCAGCGGTAAGCTGGGCTTTGTGATGACTCAGGAGACGGAGGAAGGTGTTTGGCTCGAGAACATTGTTGAGCTTCCGGCTAAGGGGACTATCCGTAGTCTCTACGTTCGGAATGACAATGCGTCTTCAGTCAACACCAACCTCCGTCTCACGAATGAGATTTCTATACTGCTTGACTCGAAGATCCAGACTTACTTGGAAACGCTCAGGTATGTCGTTTACAAAGGATCAAAATGGGAGGTACAATCCGTTGGGGTGGCCTATCCGAGGCTTACTATCAACCTAGGAGGTCTCTATGCGCACGTATAAAGACCTCCTGCACCTACTCCAGCAGGCCGTTAAACACAATCGCGTTTACTTCCAACCTCCAGAGAATCTGAAGATTGGATACCCCGCAATTGTTTTTCACCTTTCGAAGATCGAAGTCAATCATGCTTCGGACGTACCATACAAGGGCGCTCGGGAGTACTCAGTTACTCTGATCGCAAAAGAACCAGAGCCGGATGCGATCGAGGAGATTCTCAAGATCCCGTATTCGTCTCTTGACCAAACGTTCGTTAGCGACGGAATGAATCATTTCGTCTTTTCCATATACCTATAAGGAGATACACATGCCGCAAATCAAGTGGGACGAAGAAGGTACCCATATTTACCACACCGGCGTGTCGAAGGGTGTTCTGTTCCCCTTCGATAATGCCCAGAACCGCTATGGACAGGGCGTGGCCTGGAATGGCCTCAAGACTGTCACCGAAACCCCGGAAGGCGACGAGTCTTCCGATATTTACGCCGACAACCTGAAGTATTTGACACTTCTGTCGGCACCCTCGTTCAAATTCACGATCGAGGCATACACCTATCCCGATGAATTCGCGTTGTGTGACGGCACGGCGCAGCTCGTCAAGGGTGTGACACTGGGGCAGCAGCCTCGTACGCGTTTCGCGTTCTCTTATTGTACGCGACTCGGAAACGATACGAAGGGCGATTCCTACGGGGAGCTTCTTCACATCATCTACGGCGCTATGGCCGCACCGTCGGAGCGTGCCTACAACACGGTTTCGGATAGCCCTGAGGCTATTTCGTTCTCGTGGGAGTGCTCCACTATTCCCGTCCAGCTGGACGGTTTCCAGCCCGTGTCGGTTGTCACCATCGATTCTTCGAAGCTCGACTCCACAAAGTATAAGAAGTTCACGGACAAGCTGTATGGCGTGTCCGTGGGTGCAGGTGGCGCGGCGGTTCCGACGCTGATCATGCCTAACGAGATTCGTACGCTTCTGGCGTGATCTCGTTAGAGCTGAAGTTTGAGGGAGAGGAGCGGTTCGACGAGCGTAGCAATACGTTTGTTACACTGGAGCCATTCACTGTTACTCTTACGCATTCACTGTCCGCAGTGGCTGAGTGGGAATCGGTCTACAAGAGATCGTTCCTGGAAACCCCACCGCAGACGGGTGAAGAGTTGGTGTATTACATCCATTGTATGTCGGACCGCCCTCTCCCTCGCGACTTTGTTAAGCGCTTGGATCAGTCGATCCAAGTCAAAATAGCAGACTATTTGTCCGATAACGCAACGGCGACAGTTCTATGGAATCCGCCTTCAGCCGGAGGCCCACGAGACACCATGACTAGTGAGTTGATTTACTGGTACATGACTCAGTTGGGCATCCCGTTTGAGTGTGATAAGTGGAACTTGAATCGGCTATTGACGCTGATTCGTCTCGCCGCAGCTAAACAGAACAATGTAAAGCCGGACGCCAGGTCTTCTGCGGCTCAGCGTGCGGCTATGAACCAAGCCCGTAGGGCTAGAACAGGGAGTAGAGGATGATTGACATTCCCGCTGACGCTCAGCGTCCCGCCGGACCAGATCCGCACGAGGACAATGATCGCGCGATTTTTGAGGGGGCACGATCTTGAGCAAGATTGATGAAGTTCTGAACCACGCGGCCTATCGCATTGGCTACTACGCTCCCGATGATCCCGAACCCGGTTCGGAGGCAGGTCGTTGGCTCGCCAACAAGATGGGTCAGCCTTGGCTGGCCGGCCCTTCCGAATCCGTTTGGTGGTGCATGGCCTTTGTGTCGATGGTGTTCGACATGGCCGGCGAAATTGACGCCATCGGCGGATTCTCTTACAACACCGACGTCACGAAGAACCGCATGGAGAAGGTCTCCATCGAAGATGCTCAGCGTGGCGACGTCGTGCTCTTCGATTGGGACCGGGACGGCCTGACCGACCACGTCGGCATCGTCGAGGCAAACCTCGGTGATGGCTGGCTTCAGACGATTGAAGGCAATACCAGCTCCTCGAATGCAGGGTCTCAGTCTGCTGGCAATGGTGTATACCGTCGTCAGCGCAGCTGGGGTATCGACTGCGTGCTCCGTCCGAAGTGGTCTGATGAAGAGACCGAGGATTCTTCCGAAGGCACCAACTCGATGAACGATGCTTGGTGGGGGCGTGCGACTACGTACGCTCTCCAGGCTTCGCTCAACACCCCTGCCGATGGCATTATCTCCGGTCAGGATCCTGACGTTGAGGATGATGTTACTCGAGCTGGTACTGGCTGGGAGACTGAAGAGGATCCTGAAGGTTCTCAGGTTATCGAGGCGCTTCAGGAGAAGCTGGGCGTTGATGTCGATGGTCTCATCGGCCCCGACACCATTGCAGCTCTTCAGCAGCACCTCAAGAACCGCGGACATGACCTCGAGGTCGACGGTGTCGCAGGCTACCGTACGGTAGAATGCCTGCAGTACGAGCTATCTAACGGTACGCTCTGGTCTTGATAGAAAGGAGGGCCGTCATGATCGAGATGAAATTTGACGCTGAGTTCGACATGTCAAAATGGTTGACACAAGTCAAGAACAAGAAGCTTCGTGACGTACTAGCAACTGCTGGTACTCGAGGTGTGGCGGCCCTCCGGGCCAATACCCCGGTTGGTACCGGGAAGACTGCTGCTTCTTGGCAGTATAAAGTCAAGGAGACCGAACGAGGCGTTAAGATCGTTTGGTATAACACTAACATCGTGTCCAAGGTTCCCATTGCGATCATCTTGCAATACGGGCACGGGACACGTCAAGGCGGCTACGTCCAGGGTAAAGACTATATCAACCCCGCGATGAAGCCCATATTCGACGAAATCGACCGAATGGTTGGGAGGGCCATCAATGGGTAAGAGTATTGAGAATAAGGTCGTTTCCCTGGAGCTCGACGATTCGAAGTTCACAAGCCGTGTCGACGGAGTGCTTCATAACGTCGATCGCTTGAAGTCCGGAATGAACTTCAAGCAGTCGACCGACGGTCTTGACAATGTCGGTAAGGCTGCCCAAGATGCTTCAAAGCAGATGGGCGGTATTGCGGACGGCGTTAAGAACGTCAACACGTCGATTGTCAACAATTCTACAACTGCCGCCGCTGCCACAGCTAATGTTGGTGCCGCGGCGAAGATTTCGTCGACTAATTTTTCCATGCTCGCGGGTGCTGCTTCCGTGGCCATGGGTAACATCGCATCTAAGGCCCTAATGGCCGGAGGATCGGTGCTTTCCTCGTTCACGTTCGGACCTATCATGGACGGTTTCCGGGAATACGAGAACCAGCTTAACGCGGTTCAGACTATTCAGGCTAACACGTTCAGTAAGGGTGAGACCACTGCGACGATCAACGCAGCTCTCGACGAACTGAACGCTTACGCGGACCGGACCATCTACTCGTTCACCGAGATGACACGCAATATCGGTATGTTCACATCTGCGGGTGTCGGGTTGAAGGATTCTGTTGCCGCGATTAAGGGTCTGTCGAACGTCGCAGCAATGTCTGGCTCATCTTCTGAGCAAGCCGCAACGGCAATGTATCAGCTGTCTCAGGCGCTTTCGACAGGCTCTGTAAAACTTCAAGACTGGAACTCTATCGTCAACGCCGGTATGGGCGGCGAGCAGTTCCAGGAAGCACTTAAGCGTACTGCGCGAACCTACGGTGTCGAAGTCGACAAGATGATCGACAAGGCCGGGTCGTTCCGTAATTCGCTTAAGGACGGATGGTTGACATCCGAGATCATGATCGAGACTTTGACCCAGTACACGGGTGATTTGTCTCGCGAACAGTTGCTAAGCGCCGGTTACACGGAGCAGCAGGCTGACGAAATCATGAAGTTGGCTGAAACGGCTAACGACGCTGCTACGAAGGTCAAGACTTTCTCGCAGCTTATCGACACAACTGCAGAGGCACTTGGTTCGGGATGGGCTTCCATCTTCCGAACGATCTTCGGCGACTTCGAACGAGCCCGCACCATGTGGACGGCAGTGTCTGACGTGGTGAACGGAGGCATTGGAACTTTCTTCGATGCGCTTCAGGGTATTCTCGACCGCTGGGATGAACTCGGCGGTTGGGAGGAATGGTGGTATGGTCTCGGTGAACTCTGGACCGCCATCGCCAAACCTCTGAAGGCCATCGGCGAAGGGTTCTTCAGTGCGTTCCAGGGAGATGCCGGTAAGGCCCTTTACGATTTCTCGTACTATTTCCGTCATTCGATCTCGCAGTGGCTTATGATGTCTGACGACTTCGCCAACAACCTCGGCAAGATCTTCAAAATGGCAGGCGAATTGATCTCGCCAGTTCTTGAGGTTCTCATCGGGTTTGCCTCGGCAATTGTCCAGATTGGCGTGGCTGCGTTTAAGATCGGCGTGATCCTCGCGGGGATCTTTGTCAAGCCGATGATCCTTATCGCCGCGAAGGTTGGAGACATCGTCTCCGTCTTCAGCGACTGGTTTGGCCAGATGCTCGGCGGAACCGACATCCTTGGAGGTCTGGCTAAGGTCCTCGACTGGATTGTCGACAAGTTCCAGAAGCTTGCCGATTGGCTGTACGCTATTGCGGACGTCACGATCACTCCGATCTTTGACGGATTCAAGGTGGCCATTGAAGCGGTGCTTAAGCCACTCGGCGAATTCATCGAGGTGATCAAGAAGGCGACTGCGAACGTATTCAAACCTTTCAGTGATGCTGTGTCGAATGTCTTTGGCGCGATCTTCGGTTTCGCTTCTGGGACTGGCGGTCCGATGGAGAAGATCAAGTCTGCCTTTGGTGGATTTGGATCTGGCTTCCTCGAGAACATGACAAAGCTCGCCGACGCCATCGGCCCCAAGTGGTCTGAGAAGGTCAAGGCTTTCTCAGATTCGATTCTCCCAATCAGCGAGACTATTGGCAAGCATCTTGGTGGTGCTGTTGAGAGCGCTGGTAAGGGGGTTAAGAAGTTCTGGGACGATGCGTCTCCCAGGATGGCCGAGGCCTGGTCTGAATCAACCAAGCGGATGAAAGACTCGATCTCGGGGGTCGGCAAGGCTTTCGGTCGAGCCGGCGAAACCATCTCAAAGACGTTTGCCCCTCAGGTGCAGGCAGTCAAGGATTTTGGTAAAGCCCTCGGGGACGTCTTTACGAACATCGGAACACATCTCGACAACAACACCTTCTTGTCGTCAATCGGCGACAGCTTCAAGAACATGATGATGGCGTTTGGTCCATTCGGATCTCTGATTAACGGCATCATCGATCTGTTCGGGAAGCTCGGGGATCTGACCAAGTCTATATTTGGTGGATTCAGCGACGAGGCGAATGGTGCTGCGGGCGGATTGTCGACTTTCGGGAAGGCAGCCTCCGCTGCGTTTGACACTCTCGGTGTCGTCGGCGGGACTATCTATACAGCAGCTACAGGCATTGTTGAATTCTGTTCGTCGGTTGTTGAGGCTATCGCGAACCTGATCGACTGGCTTACCAAGGGCATTGACAGTATCAAGAAGTTCGCATCTGAGTCTCAAGCATTCGACTCATTCAAGAAGAACGTCGGCAAGGCATTTAATAACGCCGGATCGATGATCCAGACTTTCTGGTCTGGTCTCGGTTCCAGCCTCAAGGATCTGTCGATTTCTGATCTCTTGAGTGGCGCGTTGCTCGGCGGCGGTCTTGGTATGGGCTTCAGAACCCTTCAGACTGTGCTGGGTCAGTTCACGAAGACCACCGATTCGTTCAGCGCCATGTTTGAAAAGTTCGGAAAGATCGGAGACTCGATCTCTGGTGTCTTCAACTCGCTGACTGACGCACTGAAGTCTATGCAGGAAGTCATCAAGGCCAAGGCCCTTCGAGAGATTGCTATCTCCGTAGGCATCCTGGCTGGCTCGCTGTTCCTTCTCGCAATGATCCCGGCACCCCGACTAATTCAGGGTGCTGTGGCGATTGGCGTCTTGACTAAGATACTTCTCGTCGCTCTGACTCAGATTAGCGAGATGAAGATCAACAAGATGCAGATTGCAGGCGTTATCGGTGCTGTTACGGCGTTGTCCGTTGCAGTTCTACTGATGTCGATCTCCGTCGGAATTCTTGGATCTATGAAGTTGAGTACTGTTGCGCAGGGTATCGGGGCTGTTATGGTCTTGGTACTCGGCATGACAATGGCTGCTAAGCTTCTTGCTAAGGATTCCAAGACGATGATCCAAGGCGTCGGTTCCATGATTGCCATGGCCATCGCAATCAACATGCTGGTTATCCCGATCGTCGCATTGGGGCTCCTTCCGATTAAGACGATTGCCCAAGGTGTTATCGCCGTCGGTGTCTTGATGGGGATTCTGGTTGGCTTTGTTCTGCTCATGAACAAGGTTGCTAGTGATCTCGGCAAAATGGCAGCCATTTCTCTGATGATGGTCTCGTTCGCGTTCTCGATTCAGATGCTCGTGGCCGCCGTTGCAGTAATGGGCTACATGGACATGAATAAACTGTTCCAAGGAATAGTCGGTTTGTCCGCTGTAATCCTACTGCTTGTGGCTATCGCGAATCTGATGCCTCCTACGGCAATTGTCGGAGCGGGTTCCTTGATCCTGACTGCAATTGCGATGAACATTGCGGTCGGGGCGATTGTACAGATGGCAAACCATAGCTGGGGAGAAATTCTCAGCTCGATGGGTAAGCTGATTCTCGTCGTCGCGGCTATCGTCGCGGTGGCGTTTGCTGCTCAAGGTGCTATCTTCGGTATTGCCGCACTCACATTGCTCAGCTTCGCGTTGAGTATGTTCACGACGGCCTTGTCGAATGCAGCCGGACTTAGCTGGGATGCTCTCAGCAACGGTCTATGGGCAATCGGCATCGGACTTGGTATTCTGATCGCGGCGGGGTACCTTGCTGCGGCTGCAGCCCCGGGTCTAATTGCCCTGGCGGTTGCAATCGGCGTGCTCGGTCTAGTCATTATCGGTATCGTGGCGGCCTTTACAGTTCTGGTTGCGACTTTCACCGCATTCATCTCGGTCGTGGCTCTAGCAGGTCCGACTATCGGGGCGGGTATTGTCGCGATTGCTTCGGGTATTGCGGCCGGCGCAGCGATTCTTGCAGCTGCTGCTCCGGCAGTTCAAGCCGCTCTAATCGGTATGTTCACCGCGTTGGAGAACTCTGCTCCAGCAATGGGTAACGCTGTTTCATCGATGGTGCGGGCGCTAATCCCAGCTGTGAATGAACTGATAATCATGGCAGGTGTTGCTATTAGGCAGTTCATCAGCCAGGTCTATCAGATCGTGAAACAGAAGATGCCTGAGCTAGTCCAGATCTGGACGACCTTCATTTCGGGTATGCTTCAAACCCTTCGGAATGTATGGCCCGAAGTCTTGAAAACCGTTATCGACCTCCTATTCCAGCTGGTCATGGCAATCGTCGAGAACATTCCCAAGTTCAGTGCAGCTTATCAGGCCCTGCTGAAGGAATGGATTGAGGCAGCTAAGGCTTGCATTCCACTTATGGTAGAGGCCTTGCTGAGTCTGTTGCAGGCACTGATCGATGGCATCACGGCTAAGATTCCTGATCTGGCCGCATCGGGTGCTAACATGATTGCGGCGATGATCAATGGCATGGCCTCTCAGGCTGTGATCATCATCAACGCTGCGTGGAATGCTGTTATTACATTCATCAATGGATTTGCTGATGCAATTGATCAGAAGGGACCAGAGCTTCAAGCCGCGGTCAACAAGCTGATCACCGCCATCATCAATTTCATCAAGAATGGTTTGGTCGGCATGGCCAACAAGTTCTCCCCTCAGGCTGGGACCATCGGTCGTAACATCATCAACGGTGTTGTCAACGGCGTGTCTGGTGCCGCCGGAGCCCTTTACAACAAGCTGCGCAATGTCGCCTCGAGCGCTCTTAGCTCGTTTAAGAGTACTCTTGGTATTCACTCGCCTTCGCGTGTATTCGCGACTGCGGCTGGATTCATCGTTGCAGGTATTGTACAGGGTATCGACAAGAACCAAGACGACGCGGTTGACGCGATGTCTGGTCTCGGTAGCGAGATGGTGAATGCTATGAGCAACCTGGACGCCGATTGGAATCCAGTCATCAAGCCGACTGTCGACCTCTCTGAGGTGAATGGTCTGCAAGATCTCACGATGAACGACCTTAGTGCGACTGTTGTCGGAACTTCGGTTCAAAATGGCAGTCAAACAGCGCAGGAGATTCGGGCTCTTCGAGACGAACTGCGCAACAACCAGAAGCCGATGGTCTTCAACCAATACAACGAATCACCAAAGGCGCTCGATCTCAACGACCTGTATCGTCAAACTGAGCGCCAACTTGAACGAATGAAGAGGGTGTAATCCGCATGACATACACAAAGGTTCGAATATCCGACAATAGTGGATTGGAACTACCTCTGTATTTAAATCGTGTGGACAAAGGATGGGTTGCCCAGATCTTAAACGGATCCTTTGGCTCGAATAGGGAATACAACTTTACAGGAAATGTCGTTACATCGATGTCTGAAAAACAGATCGACATCAACATGCGTCTGACGCCTGCTGTCCCCATCCCCGAACGACCGGCTAGGTATTTTCTGGATTATCTTTCTTCCAAGACGATTAGCACTGTCGAGATTACCGACCCATCGCTAATAGTTCCAGTAGTCAAGTATAAGTCGAACGAAACGACAACATATACTAAACCAACTCTAACTTTTGGTAGAGTATCGCCGTTCACACAATCTTGTGTTATTCGCGAGCTTAAGTACAACTATTCAGAATCCCCATCAACGATCGAGTTCACCATTTCAACGAAACTTCCGATCATGTATGGCTATTCGTTTACGTTGTACATGGGTCTCGGCAACCAGAATTGGACTCAAGCGCAATCTGACATTATTTCGACGATCCAATCAATCGCCCCACAAATCGGGACCGTGGACATTCGAGAATTGAAACTATCTTTGCCAGCCATCGGAACTTCAAAATACCGAATTTTCGATGGTGATATGGATATGTTCGCCGCTCTTCTACAGGGTAACTCATCCAGTAACCCTGGCGTATTCTCGATGTATGGTCTAATTGACGGAACTCGACGCTTTAGTATCTCTGGCGGATACGATGCTAATGCAGCAGCATGCTATGCTTATGAATCGTATCCTGCTTTCGATATTAGGAATATGACTTATTGGCTTAAACTGATTAAGGAACCTCCTAAAATCCCACTCGATAACATGGGCAACGGTTATTGTAAGTTGGAATTGGTAATGGCTAGAAAGAATCTTTAAAGATGCCAAACGTTATTCAAGTACTTGGCGGAAAATCGATGGGGACGTTTTCCACGATTCCAGTTTTTGACACACTGATAAAAGAGGGGTTATACACCGCTTCGATGACGTTTAGATGCAAGGGGACGTTTCCATATCCGCCGGGGACCGTTGCATGCTGCTTCGGAGCAACGCCAACTCCATTCGTGGTGGAGGAAATATCGTACGAATCGCAAGGTATCAGTGAAATTCGCTGCATCTCTGTTTGGGAAACGCTAAAGCGTCGCAACAAATGCGGGTCTTACAAGAATTTATATCCGAGTACGTTTTCACCCCTTGGGATTTTTAAAGTGTTACTGGACGATATAAATAAAGATCCAAATCGATGGTTCGTCTATTGGTTGAGGGCTTCTATTCCATCCGACCTAAATAGTTATGAGGATAAGTTCGACCCATCCACGAGTATTTACGATGATATGTACAATGCGGCGTTGTACAATCAATTGTTCTTCACATCTAGTATTAGTGTGACTAACGATAACAGTAGCAATTTGGATATTACGCTATACGCCAAATCGTTGAACAGTCAAGGCAAAATTCTTGATATAGGCCCCCTAGATTCGGTATCATCCAGACTGGTTAGACGACTCCCGAGTGCGCCGACACACTGGTATATTGGAAAAACTAGCGACTATGGCATGTGGAATATGGCGTCCAGAGGTCGGATTCATACATGGTATGAAAATCGCCCGTATATGCAAAATACGACCGACTGGCAAGGCGTATATCGTCACGAGTCTGGAGTCCCGGGCAGTAGCGATCGCGAATGGGGGCAAATCACTGAAGAAATTCGATGCGAACCACTTAGATCGGTGGTTGTTGATATCGATGAAGTTCAATCGGAACGCTTTTACAGTCTGCCGATCGGACGACCGGTCTCGGCGTCAATCATGGACGTTATGTTCACGGGGTATGTCATTGAGCGAACCGTGAGTGGTGGAGACCTGACGACATATTCAATAAAGATCCAACCGGATCGATTCTACAAATACGGTGAGGAGGTAACCGATAAGTGGATTTGACAAAGATCGCCGAAATGGCGAACCCTGCGGTAACCGCACTACTCGGTGGCTCCGGAATCTGGGCATGGGCAAAGACAAAAGCCGATCACAACAATAATGCGGCTAAGCTTCTACTGTCCGTTTCCCGAAATCAGCTCATTACGCTCGGACGTTCATACATCGAGCGCGGGTACATAACAATGGACGAGTATGAAGAATTCGAAGCAGAGTATCATATATATTCTGCTCTTGGTGGAAACGGCCTTGCTCGACGCATATTCGAACAAGTTGACGAACTACCTATGATGCCTAACGGCGTTGACGGAAGGAAGAACAAGTGAACAACCAGACCTACGATATTCTCAAGCGCGTTGCGCTTATCGTCGTCCCGGCACTGGCCACGTTTGTTAACGCGGTCGGTATCGTGTGGGGCGTCCCGTACACCAACGAGGCGACCGCGACGATCACCGCATTCGGCGTCTTCCTCGGGGCGACTCTTGGAGTCTCTTCCAAAAACTACACCCCCGAGACTCACGGCAATCTTGTCGTGACAAAGCATGATGACGTCTACGCGGACTTCGCGGCTGAGCCTGCGAACCTCAAGGACGGCGACACCATCGTCCTGAAGGTGACCAAGCCGGAGGTGTAAGAAAAACGTTCGGCATAGTGAGTACTACCCACTCTACACGAAAGGACTCACCATGTCTAACGTCGAACGCCTCTACGAACCTGAGGACCTCGAGAACGAGGTGCTTAACTGGCTCGGTGGAGAGGACCCGTCGACCGGTGAATACACCACCGCCGTTGGTAACCTCGAACGATTGCACAAGCTCGCTAAGGATAATGACCTTAAGGCGAAGCTCATGCCGTCGTCCGAAACGATTGCCAACGGTGTGGTGTATTTGCTCGGTCTTATGGCGGTCCTCAACTACGAGCAGACACACGTTCTTGCCTCAAAGGCATTTTCGATGCTGAAGTTCCGTAAGTAGAACTGCTCGAAAGTCTATAATCTTAAAACCTAGGATTATAGACTTTTTCCTTACTGTATATTTTACGCGGCGAATAATGAGAACTATTCATCCATTTTTGGAAGGACTAATCATGCTCTACACAGCCGTCACCATCCTCAACGGATTCGCCTTTTTAAGCACGCTCATCGTGCCTGCTTGGGCGATCTTTCTGACGTTTGTCGCAGGTTACCTGACTTTTCTGGACAACTGAATATTCAGCCTCATAACCCCCCCAACACGGGTTATAGGCTTTAACTAACACAAACTAACACAAACTTTACACAACTAATAATGAGAACTATCAACCCTCTTTGAAAGGAACCATCATGTTCAACGCACTGACCATCTTTGTCCTCATCCTCCTCATCCTCTCTTTCGCCTACAACATCTGGCTCGCCTATGTTGCTGACCGCTACGAGACCACCATTAAGAAGGTGGCCGCCTCGTACGTCCGCGCATACCGTGACCTCGCTGACGGCGAGACCAAGGCTGAGGTGCTGGACACCCTCATGCGTGACATCGATCACGACCTCAATGACTGACCCCTCAACCCTATAACCCCTAACACGGGTTATAGGCTTTGCTAGCATATTTTACGCGGCGAATAATGAGAACTATCAACCCTCTT